TTGGTGTTGAGAAGGTACTTGACAAGGCTGCAATGTTTGACAAGATTGGTGGCACTCGTCCACGTTACGAAGTTGTTAAAGGTGCAATGAGTGCAATTGGCTTGTATTGCAAATTGTACAATTACAGCGGCGCCGGTAATGTGCTGGTGTTTGACGATTGCGACAGTGTGTTGATGGATGAGCTGAGCTTGAATATTTTGAAGGCAGCATTGGACAGTTCTAAGAAGCGTACAATTTGCTGGAATACTGACAGCCGCATGCTACGTGCAGAAGGTGTGCCAGACAAGTTCGAGTTCAAAGGTTCTGCAATCTTCATTACCAACATCAAGTTTGAAAACGTGCGCTCTGCAAAGCTCAAAGATCACTTGGGTGCATTGGAAAGCCGTTGTCACTATCTGGATTTGACATTGGATACCACACGTGATAAAATGTTGCGTATTAAACAAATTATGATGGACGGTATGTTGGATGCATACGACTTTCCAGAGGGTACCAAAGAAGAACTGTACGAGTACGTGGATACTAACAAAGACAAATTGCGCGAGTTAAGCCTGCGTACAGTTATCAAGATTGCAGACTTAAAGAAAATGGTTGGCAACGGTACTGACAAGTGGAAGCGTTTGGCAGAAACAACTGTGATGAAGCGTGTAGCATAATATGAGAAACTTAGTAATCGCTCGCATTACTGAGCTTTGGCAAACTTATCATATACTCGAACTTGACTTGACCTTAAACGAGTTACCTAATCTGAGTAACGCAGAGTTGATTGAAGTGTTAGAAGATGTGATTGCGATTACTATGGAGTACGAAGGAGAATGATATGGCTTACAACAATGGAAATCAGTACGACAAAGAAGCAGAGTATGCGAAGAAGTCTACTGTAGAACTAATTGCCATCCGTACTCAGTTTGAGTTGGCAGTAATTAATCATCCGCAAGGCCCTAAAATGTTCAATGAACATCTTGAGTGGGTCAAAATGAAAATTGCAGAACGAATTGGAAGGAAATAATATGCGTAAGATGGCAACTATTAGAAAGATTGATGCACTGCGTCCTATTGAAGGCGCCGATGCAATTGAATGCGCTATCGTGGGCGGATGGACCTGCGTGGTAAAGAAGGATGAATATGTAGCCGGTGATCTGGCAGTGTATTGCGAAATTGATTCGTTCATCCCCACTGCTATCGCACCGTTCCTGACCAAGCCTGGACACTATGCAAAGACTTTTGAAGGTGTTGAAGGCGAACGTCTGCGTACGGTTTCTCTCAGAAAGCAAATTTCTCAGGGCCTGCTTCTACCACTTAAAAAAGTTGAATAACCGAATATAGGCATAAATAATAGTGACTACGCACAGTTAGACTACGGGAACACTATTATGCAAATATATCAGATACTAAACAAGATTACTGGAAAATCTTATGTTGGAAAATCCAAAGATTACCAAAACAGATTTTTGAATCACAAGAAGGCAGCACGAGATAAATGTAATCGCCGGCTATACGATTCTATGAATCATCACGGAATTGAAAATTTTGAACTAATTTTGTTAGAAGAATTGGGCAATGTAACTAGACAGGAAGCAAGTGATAAAGAAACATTTTGGGTAGCAAAGTTAAACACAATAATGCCAAATGGATACAATATGACTCCTGGTGGTGATGGTGGAAATACTATTGAATTTTGGAGCGATGCTGATAAGAAAACATTATGGGAACAACAAGCAAAAACTAGGACTGGTAGTAAACGCTCTGATGAAACTAAGAAAAAACAAAGTGAAATAGCAATTCATCGCGAGGCTATAATTTCTCCGGAGGATAAAGCAGCCCGCTCTGCTAAGATTAGCAATACAAACAAGGAGAAAGGCATTAGTCCGCCAGAGTATACTAAATGGAAAAAGGGACAGGCTGGTACTTTTAAGGATAAAAAGCATACTATCGCAACTAAAGAAAAACTTAGCAAAGTTCGGACAGGTAAGACTTATGAAGAAATACTTGGTGTTGAACAAGCCCAGATAGAGAAGGCAAAACGAAGCGACAACTGGAAAGGTGATAAAAATCCTAGATATGTTGAATTTCCTAAAGAACAAAAACAGCAAGTAATTGATATCTTACAAACTAAAAAAATGAAGATGTATGAAATTGTTGCTCTATTAAAGTTGAGAAAATTTAGAGAATGGTTACGAGAAATAAATGTAACCAACTATCAGGTAATGTACAATACACTAACTGATGAACAGTGGTGTTTATTTTGGAAGAATGTTAAATTATGAACGAACGAATCAAAGAACTGGCTGAACAGGCTACTGAGTATAATGAACAAACTCTCACTGGTTGGTTGAATCCAGACAAGTTTGCCGAACTGATTGTTCAACAATGTGTTAACCGTGAAGAATTGCTAGGTGCTATTGCCCGAGGTTGGTGTAGTGAAAAGAACCAACACAAAACTATGGATTCAGACTTAGCAGTTGCTATTTTTGATGAAGTAGAGCGGCAGATTAAGAAACAGTTTGGAGTTGACAAATAATCATTTTGGTGTTATAATATACACTAGACAAACAAACGAGAAGATACGATGAAATATGTATTAGCACTATCAGATGGCACCGAAGTTGAAGTTGTAGAAGGACAAGATGTTAGCGACCTTCTGAATATTAAACGCTGGGTTGCTGAAATCCCCGCAGAACTTGCAGGTGAAGTCAAGGGTATGTTCCCTTCTGTGATTCCAAAGACTGACCAAGAGCGTATTCAAAACTTGTCAGCAGAGTTGGAAGTGTGGAAGACCGAGAATCTGTCTTGGGAAGTGACTGAAAAGTTAGACGGTTCGTCAATGACTGTTTATGTTATTGATGGTGACGTTGGTGTTTGCTCACGCAACCTTGACCTCAAGCATAACATTGATAACTCCCTGTGGCGTGCGGCATACAAGCATGAACTGCCTGCTAAGTTGGCACACAGCCCTATAAACATTGCAGTGCAAGGCGAATTGATCGGCAATGGCATTCAAGGCAACAAGTACAAGATGCGTGACCAAGCATTTTACGTTTACGATGTTTACAATATTGATGAAGGTCGATACTTCACACCTGCTGAACGCAAAGAGTTTGTCACTGAGCACAAGTTGAATCACTGCCCTGTGCTTGCATACTCTGCAGAGTTGGTTGATACCCTTGGGATTACCAATATGGATCAGATCCTAAAGTTTGCTGAAGGTAAGTCTGTAATGGGTGATATCACTGGTCCAGAACGCGAAGGTCTTGTGTTCAAATGCCATGAAAAGCAAGTATCGTTCAAGGCAATTTCTAACAAGTTTTTGCTTAAGGGCGGCGATTAATTGTTGACAATTATCAAATACAATGCTATAATAAAGTCATAAGTAAAAGTAGTAGCGAGATAGACTTGCTACTGACATTAATTCAAAGGATTTTTGAATGTCTAAGAAATACGATACCCTTGTCCTAATCGGACGCTTTCAACCTATTCACAATGCTCACTTAGAGATTATTAAACGTGCTACGGCACTTTGCAATCAACTGGTGATTGTTACAGGTAGTGCTGCTCAGCCACGCACTTACAAAAATCCATTTACAAGTGCTGAACGTGCTCGGATGATTAAGTACGCAGCAGGTGGTCTTTCAATGTTAATCAACGTTGAAGAAAATCCCGACACTATTTACAACGACCAAGCGTGGGCAGTTCGTGTACAAGCACTTGTTGCAAAACACACCAAGCCCGGCGACCGAGTTGGCATTATTGGACACAAGAAAGATGACAGCTCATTTTACTTGGATATGTTCCCACAATGGGGCTTTGAAAACGTAGAGCTTATTGAGTTTCTGAGTGCAGTTAACATTCGCGACCTGTACTTCAAGCGCGATGTTAATATGTCATTCATCAAAGGTGTTGTGCCAGAAAGCACTTTTAGCTTTTTGGTCGAGTTTAAAGACAGCCCAGAGTACGAACAAATCATCCGTGAGCGTGAGTTCTTAATTGAAAATGCAAAGCAATATGCCAGCCTGAAGTATCCTCCAATCTTTAGCACTGCTGATGCAGTTGTTATTCAGTCAGGTCACGTGCTGATGATTAAACGCCGCGCTGAGCCAGGTAAAGGTTTGTGGGCACTGCCAGGCGGTTATGTTAACGCAGGTACTGACAA